AAAAGGGTGCTCATATCGGGATGGCGATCACCCGCCCAGGGGGCAATGCCCAAAAAGAACAAAATCGGATTGAAGACTTGTGTGGGTTTCGAAGTGATAGGTGCTCGAAGCGCTTTAACGCCCGGCAACTCTGAGAATATGCCGGAAATGACACTTTCGTCAAATGTTGGAAGGGCCACATTATCTCCCGAACCAGGCTTGTGCCCTGAATAAGTGCGCAAATCATTGTCCTTACCATCCAAATGGTATCCTGCATTGATTTCAGATTCATTAGCACCCGGCATGTAAATAGGCCACTCCTTATCCTTCCGAGCACCCTTCTTGTTCACAGCTGCACGAAGTTTGCAATCCACCTTGGCTTTGGCTATCATAGCAACGTGAGCTGCACTCTTTGGTTCGCCATACCGGACCACAACATCCATCTTCGCATCAAACTCGGGCTCCGCAAGCGCCTCATGCAACTCGGCAAAAGCCCCAATAGTAGAGGCAAGAACGGGTTCACTCAAAACACGTTGAAAAAGATCCCTATCTGTTGCTATCATGAATTCTTCACTAAGCATAACAAAAGTCTCATAGCACGTCCCATCGGCCCTCGATGTGCCAATATACATGCCAATAGCTGGAAAATTGCCCTTCGGACCATTGTTTAGGATAATGGGTGACCCACAATCACCCAAAAGCAATGTGCTTGCCCCGTCCACTCGATAACAGACGGTATTCATCATGGGTTTCCCCTTAAGCATCTCGTGGGAATCCGAATTTTCAGGAACAATCATCCGATCCTCTCCGATCATCATCATCTGTGGGTGGCAATTGGAAACATTGCTGACCTCAGCTACATCATAATCATCTTGTCGCTCAAAACACGTGTACCCGGAGAGGTTCACATGTTCGGTCAATTTCTTCTTGTACATGGGAGCACTTTCAGCAAATTGAAGCGAGTCCAAACCATGAGCAATCCGAACCAAGTCTGCATCCCCATCACCAAACGAAATATCATCCTTTGTCAGGGAGAAAAGTTGTGTGACAGTGTGA